CTCATGACCGTAGTTGTAGCACCTGTCAGAATAGTTCGATTGAATTTGCTTTAGCGCCGGATACAGTTCGCGGAATAATGCCTGTGAACGGTTAGCATAATCCCATAGCCATACAAGGCTGTTTGCTTCTTTTGCGGAAAGTCCGTTGAGCTTCTTCTCTTGTTTGCCAGTATTTTTCTCGCACTGGCTGAAATAGCAGTCTTCCAGTTTTTCGAACACTTCCCACGCCTGATCAGTTTCGAGCATTTTTGCGTGACGGGCTGCGCCTCGTTCTGTCCAGAGGATGAGGGAGCGAACATTGCGGGCGATTTTCACAGAGTAACTTTCTGTTACCTCGCGGCTAACAGACTCGCTTAAAGATAGTCTGTGCTTGAACTCACGTAGTTCATTCCCTTCCAACTTAAAGAAATGTTTTCCCTGTACAAATCGCGCAGAGTTACGGGAAAAATTCATTTTTATATTGACTGTTTCAGTGCCATACAATTGCGCCAATAATTCTGTAGTAATTACGGGGATCTGGTTGTAGGCAATTGGGGAAAGAGTTTCAACGGAAATTTGAGTCGCCATGACAACGCCCTCTGGTTGATGAATTTAACTATCACCACCGTCAGGTGCAAATCTTTGGGTGGTGAGACGTACAGGGTTTGCACTACCGGATCAACCAACCGGCGAGCCTTTCGGCTCCCCCATACGCCCCACCATAATTCAGATGTGCGTGTGCTTACGACAACAAAAAACACGCTCGCGGCGTGTGTCTGTCGCGGTTGAATATCCGGGGTGCAAATCCCGACGCCAGATTTTGCTGGCGCGTGAGGAATATAGCCCCGAATAAATCATCACGTCAATCACCTTGTTTTCCTCGCACGATGTCTTAGCCACCGGATATCCCACAGGTGAGCCGTGTAATTGAAGGTTTTAACGTCAGATTCTTTTGGGATTGGCCTGGGTTTATTTCTGGAGCGTTTCGTTGGAAGGTATTTGCAGTTTTCGCAGATGATGTCGGTGATACTTCGTCGCTGTCGCCTCATGCCGCCCTCCTGACGCCCTGCCCGATCGCCATCAATGCCGCTTTGGATACGGTAGTAAACATCCGTCGAGGACTGATGAACGGTCGCCAAATCAGCAGCATGGAACCTTTGCTGTTTCCCTTCTTCTCCAGCCCTGTCGATGGTTCGATAAAATTAATCCGTCCATCAGTGATGATGCGAACTTCGTCAACACTCTCCAGAGCCTTACTGAACCATCCGACAGACATATCCTCTGGCACAAGCATCACTACCGTCTGTCGTTGTTGTATGCACTGCTCAGCGGCTTTTTCCACCCACGGCCTGATATTGCTGTACGGTGGGTTATTCCAGATTGCACCGTGGCTTACCCACTCAGAATTGAGCGCGTCGTCGGCCTCAGTTAGCCAGTGAGCACACAGAGCATTTTTGTCGCTCGCTGCCGAATCCAGCCAGAATCCAAACTCAATATCCAGTGCATCAAAAAGCCAAAGCGGCGTTTGCCAGCAGTCCTTGTCGTGTGCTGGCGTATTTGATTTGATAGTCATGCAGCCTTCCCTTTTCGTTGTGACCATTCATACTCTCGCCAGGAGTCATCACTCCACCGCACGTTGCGCTCTGAGCCGAACCAGAACATGATTTCGATAAGCTCAGTCATGTTGGCCTTTCGCATTTTGCTGGTACGCACACCAAGCATGACAACGCCACCGTCGATACCAGGCACACTTCGTTGCTCCAGTTTTTTGGTCTTAAGCCACAGGGCAGTGAACAGGTCTTTCCAGTCTTCCGGCGCCAGCCGTTGACCATGCCATAGCACCTGACGCGAAACATCGTTCAGCATCGGCCACATACGGTCATTCTGCGCTTTGCTGCGCTTGGGTTCTTTAACGTGGACTTCGTGGGGTGACTTGTCGTCGATGGGTAGTGAGAGAATGGCGTCTATGGCGTTATTTCTGATTGCTTCGTTGCGAAGCAGAAAGGTTTGCTTCATCTCCTGCTCTCCGGTTCCATTTTTCAGCCGCCGCAGCAACTGATGGTGCCCATGCCCCCCTGGCTTCACAGAGGTCACATTCTGCATAGCCCCACACATCAATATTTATTCCGGCCTCAACCCACAGACGAGCATTACCGCCGCAAAACGGACATTCTTTTAGCTTTGGCTGGGTTAATGATAGGTCGCTCATGCTCACTCCTTCACTTTAAATCCAGACTCCGGATAATTCTGTTGCGCTGAAACTCATTGTTGAGTTTGAACAACCGTCGAAGAACACGGTCACGCGGATAGCGTCGTGCGGCAGGTGAATGCTCATACAACTCATCAAGCGGCAAACTGGACGATGAACGATACCGATACCAACGCACCAACTCTTCACGAAAATTAGCCCTGACAAGCTCAGCTATCGTACTCATTTCTTAAAGCCTCCAATTACTCTTCCCCAAATAAAAAGGCCTGCGATTACCAGCAGGCCTGTTACAAGCTCAGTGATGTAGATGGTCATCTTTTAACTCCATATACCGCCAATACCCGTTTCATCACTGCACTCTGGCGACACTCCTTAAAAATCAGGTTCGTGCTCACCTTTCCTTCCCGTTCTTCCCTGGTAGCAAACCGGTAATACACCGTTCGCCAGACCTTACCATCAATGACAAGGATTCCTGCCCGCGCCATTTTAGCCGCAGCCTGATTTATACTGGTTACGGTTGCGCCTGTTACCGCGGAAACGTCCTGTGCACAGAAGTTCTTATGCGCCACGAGGTAATGAATAATTGCCTCTTTGCCCGTCATACACTTGCTCCTTTCAGTCCGAACTTAGCTTTAATTTCTGCGATCTTCGCCAGAGCCTGTGCTCGATTTAGAGGTCTGCCGCCCATGACAGGAAGTTGTTTTACTGGTTCAGGTATCGTCTCACCACGGTTAATTCGTGCTATCATACAGGTCAGTTCATCGGCAGCCTTGCGCCGTAATTCCGCGTCAGTCAGCGCATTGGCCCGCATGTTCTGGTACAGGTTGGTAACCAGCCAGTAGTGCGCGTTTGATTTCCACGGATAAGACTCTGCATCCGGATACAGGCCACGCTTCCGGCAATACTCGTAAACCATATCAACCAGCTCGCTGACGTTTGGCAGTTCGGCGATAACGGATGCTTCTTCCCGGCACCATGCAACAAACTGCCCGGGTGATGGAAGAAATGGTCGATTCTGCCGACGGGCTACGCGCATTCCTGCGTTAACCTGTTCCATCGAGGTGATCCCGTTTTCCCGGAAAGCCAGAACCCACTGGCGGCGGATTTCATTCAGTTCGTTCTGGTCCCGGTTAGCCAGACTCGCCGGGAAAGTTGCCAGTAACTGGCTGAACACACCGTTGATGATCTGCGCTACCTGTTGTACCTGCGGCTTTTCGTCGTACTGTTCCGGCATGTTGTTGGCGATCCGACGCATCTGCTCACGGTCAAAGTTAACCATCTGTGCGGCGATGTTTTTCATAAATCCACCCCGTAAATCCAGTCAGTGTTTGTCAGGTCGGGTTTTGGTTTGCTGGCTGTCACGCCTGCCTGTTGCTTGTTACGGTTGATTTCGAGCTGGGTCCACTTGTCGCGGAGTTTGGCCGGACTCAGCACGTTACCGGACCAGAAGTTGTCCTGGCAGGCCCAGCGGAAAAGCACACACATATCGCGGTGGTTACGTCCGTCACGTTCACGCATCAGGCGGATATCGTTAGCCCACCCTGCAAAATTCGGTTTTCTGGCTGATGGTGCGATGGTCTTCACCATGTCAAACATCCACTCTGCGGCGGTCAGGTCTTCTGCTGTTCCCCACTTGCTGCCGCTCTGAATTGCAGCATCCGGTTTAACCACAGAAAGATCGTTTTCTGGCTGGTCAGAGGATTCGCCAGAATTCTCGGACGAATAATCTTTTCTTTTTTCTTTTGTAATAGTTTCTTTTGTGTGTCCCTGTTTTGGTGACAGCGCTGTCACCGTTTTGGTGACACTTTTTGTCACCAATGCAGTGACATTATCACCAGAGTAGTGACACCCTTCGATTTGCCATTCCTCGATGTTCTTGTTAGGCCCGATTTGCTGGCCTTCGCGAAGGATAACCTTCATCGCGATAAGCTCATTCTTGGCCTTGTTTACCTTCTGTCTTGGCAGCCTGGTAATTTGAGCTAACTGACTATCAGAGATGCGATCCATCTTTTTACCGTAGCCGTATGTTTTACGGCATATGGCGTGGGCAACCTTGCTCTGATTTTTCGTTAAATCTGCGCCGATAAGCTCTTCATACAGGGCATTTGCAAGACGGGTATAACCATCTTCAACTTCTGCCACACGACGCTCCACAGGCCGTTGTGAAGGCCTTAAATGTGTTACGGTTGCAAGATTACTCATGACCTTTCTCCTTCTGCATCAGCTTCACTTTTTCCAACCCAGCCCGGAATCGACCAGGCTGCTTGAAGCTGGACAGGAAGCGATCACGTAGTATGTGTTTGTGAATTTTGTCCTGGTAAGGACTGAGTTGTTTTGTCATAATTACTCCTGTGGATTGATCCAGTAATTCCCTCAGAATTCCATCTGGATTTGTTCAGAACGCTCGGTTGCCGCCGGGCGTTTTTTCTTTGTGATTTCAGCAAGCGCATACTTAAAAGCCCTGCTAATCGGACTGATGTCTGATGCCATTCCGAAAGCACACAAGACCGAAGCAATAAATCTCCAGTCCGTTCTGCTTATCTTCGATTCATGACAGCCAATCATCTTTGCCAGACCGCGCTGGGTAAGTCTCCAGTCCGTTCTGCTTATCTTCGATTCATGACAGCCAATCATCTTTGCCAGACCGCGCTGGGTAAGCGTTGATAGGTTGATGAGTAAATCTGTTTCTGCGCGATCAACGTCACGCTGTGATAGTTTGCTGTAACTTGTTTGTGTCATTTCTTAATATTTCCAATAGTGAATAGTTAGTTGAAAGGTATGCGTGGAAACGCATATGGCCTTAGTTGGTCAGATATATTGGGACTCGCTTTGTCAGCGACGTAGGACGAATGTCCATTGTGAAAATAGCGGTGTTACTTATGCAGCCGATGCTCTACGCGATACGAACACTAGGTTTTCCTTTTTCACAGGTTTATAACCCGTGAAATTACGAGTAGCTTCTTCGATTGCATTCGCTTTATCAGGGGAAGCTCTTCGAAATCCATATGCAATCTGGTCAAGATAGCCAACTGAAGTTTTCGCTAATGCGGCGAGTCGCTTCCATTCCTCGCTAGAAGCCTCTTTTCGCCAGCGTAGTAGTTCATTACTCATTAGTGCCTCCGTTTATCACACAGAACAACTTTACCATTTTGATAAATCAACCGCAATGTAAATTTATCATATTGCGTATTTATCCATTTGCTAAATAGAGGGAAAATTGTGAGATGGAAAACAAAGATATTCGCAAATCGAATCTGGCGTTTTTGCTAGATGAGCATAAAAAAATCGCGGGTAACACTAATGCAAGCTTTGCCGATAAGCTTGGGGTTAGCCCTTCTCAACTCACGCAAGTCTCCGGTGAAAAAAGCACTCGAAACATAGGGGATAAACTAGCAAGAAAATTTGAAGCCGCGCTTGGGTTACCTAATGGGTGGCTTGATTTGGTACATGATGTAACACCAATTGCATCATTCTCAGATTCTTTAACTTTTGTCGGTCAGGTAAGAAAAGGGTTAGTGCGCGTGGTTGGTGAGGCAATTCTTGGTGTTGATGGTGCCATCGAGATGACCGAAGAGCGCGATGGGTGGCTCAAAATTTATAGCGATGATCCAGATGCCTTTGGTCTTCGTGTGAAAGGAGACAGCATGTGGCCCAGAATAAAATCAGGAGAATATGTACTCATTGAGCCTAACACCAAAGTATTCCCGGGTGATGAGGTGTTTGTCAGAACCGTTGAAGGACACAACATGATTAAGGTTCTTGGCTATGACAGAGATGGAGAATACCAATTTACAAGCATTAACCAGGATCACAGGCCTATAACGTTGCCTTATCATCAAGTAGCAAAGGTGGAGTATGTAGCTGGTATTCTGAAGCAATCTCGCCATCTGGATGACATCGAGGCAAGGGAGTGGCTGAAAAGTTCGTGACTTCATCGTCACATAGCTGGTAACCAGTGGCCTGAAGAGACGTTTGGGTGATGTACATAGCATTTCTGGATAAAAATACAGATTCCCTTTATGGGAAATGAATCTATAATTCCCAAAGAGGGAACAAAATCGGATTATGAAGGTCTTAAACGTAGAGAAGCTTCACAGTTTTAGCCAGAAGCACAATCAGGCCAAGGGGGCTTTAGACTCTTGGTATGATGAAGTGATAAGAGAAAACTGGAAAACGACTCAAGACATACGGAATAGATTTAATTCTGCCGACTTCCTTCCTAACAACAGGGTAATTTTTAATATAAAAGGCAATAACTATCGGCTCGTTGTCCAAGTTGTTTACCAGGCAGGAATGGTCATAGTTGAAAGAGTTGGAACTCATGCAGAGTACGACAAGTGGAGGCTTAAATGAATCGAACTAGCTGGCGCATCATTAAAAATAGTGAAGAGCATGCTGCAGCTATGGAAAGGCTCATTGAACTTGCGTCTAGTGATTTACAACCTGGAACTGAAGATTTTGATGAGTTTGAACTACTAGGCTTGCTTATCGAGCACTATGAGTCACGCGAGTTCCCTATGGACAAGCCAGATCCCATAGAAGCAATCAAGTTCCGTATGGATCAACAAGGCCTCTCTTATGCCGATATGAAACAATACATTGGCTCAGCATCTAAAGTATCTGAGGTCTTAAATCGTAAGCGTCCATTAAGTCTTTCAATGATCCGTAGACTACATGACGGACTTGGAATTCCTGCAGATATCTTAATTCAAGATATGAGCGCAATTGAATGGAGCCTAGTTGACGCAGAGGAAGAAGAAACAGCCATGACTAGCGTCATTGCTCGGTGTGAGTCAGCCGTCACATCACCTTCTGCTTATTTCGCTGAAAAGGCTACAGAATCTTACTTTTCAAAAATGTTGTTCAGCGCAGTAAGGGGTAACGGCAAATGCAAAGAAAAACGGAATGTTTTTTCTTTGATAAGTAACTTGTCATCAAGTTTCACAGCGGCTAGCAACCTGAATGACGAAATGACTTCTGACGGAAATTACTTATTATTACCATGAAAATTGAACTCATTAGCAAAAAAGTTGAACGCTTGGTTATGACACGGCTAGAAGGCGATTCAACAGCAAAAAAATCCATAAAAACAACCGTTAATCTAAATAATGAACTTTACACTAATGTGAAGGATTCAAAGCTATTTAGAGTGAGATATTTTGCCTCCGTAACTATTGAAGGCAGGCTTGAGATGGACATCACATACGACTTTGACTTCCGGTCAGAAGATGATTTTTCTCATGAAATGGCAAAATCATATGAGGTAAGGTCCATTGCTCCCAATATGGCATATCCCTATATAAAAACATATGCCGAGCAAATTATCCTCATGTCAAACCTTGGTAGGTTCACTCTGCCTTATTTTGATTTCTTGGCCAATCCCATGGAAACGAACAGTAATAAGTGAAATTCCCCACCCGGCCTCAGCGCCGGGTTTTCTTTGCCCCACGTTCGCCCACCTAAAAACACATAATCGATTGTATTTATTGAAAAACTGATAGATACAACTTGCTAAACAACGCAATCCAGATCTCCCTCAAATCTCTTTATTTATCCTGTCGAATTCCTACAACAAAATAAAACACCATAAGAATCAATACGATATTTGAAAACCAAGAGAATTTATCATTTTGCTATTGCCATTAATTTATCATTCCGATAAAGTTCACCCATCAGCAGGACGCACTACTCACCAGGGCGGTGAATATACAACGATTCGAATATGAATCTACGGCGCTGACAAAGCGCAATAACCAAAGTGAACTTTGGGGTGTGGTGAAGGGTTCATGGACGGGAATATGTCGCACGTAAAGCG